ACCCTCGGATACGTCTGTAACGAGCTTGCGAAGGGCGTCTTCGCCGTAGGTCTGCACGAACTGGGCCAGCACGATCGCAGATTGCTCCTCTGGCAGCTCCTCGCGAACCGCCTTGATAGTCAGGGACACGAGTTCGCGTTCGTTCATGCGCGGAGCCTCCGGCGCTTCCGGCACGCGGGGAAACGCTGCATCGCCTTGGGGCATGTCCGCGATGCCGCCTTCTTGCATTTGAATGACTCCACCGCCAGCCTTTCGGTTGACCGTGCGGTTCAGCCTACGGTCGGACTTTTTAGGTTCCGTGGCCCGGGCCTGCAGCAGGGTGGCCAAACCTGCGTCGGTACCGTCCGCAGGGGGCGTCGGGTTCAGGAACTCCGCATATTCTGCGGGGCTGGGTACGTCACCGAACATTGACCCCGGGAGCTTGCCTTCGGACGCCATGCGCCCCAGTGCACGGAAAGTCGCTGACTCCATACCCGTGGTATTGTCCAGCCCGTAGGCAGCGCGGCGGTACCCTGCATCGAAGAAGCCTTCGGGCATGCCCGGCATAAGCGTACCCGGCGCAATAGGCGCTCGGGGAGGCTCGTCGACCAGCCCACCTTCAGCGTAGCTAGACCCAATTGGATATGGGTCAAAGTACAAGAACTCCTCGTCCGCACCCGGCTGGTAGTCCGCACCGGGACTATACCGTTCGCGCTCATGGGGCGCGGCCTGCGGACGGCGGTACTTCTTTGGCTTCTTCGGTTCGGGCATAAGAAGGTTGGGGGCTACAAGCCCCGGAGTCAACGCTGCGCCTAGTCCTGCTCGGGTCATAGCCCCCTGCTGCACCCCCTGTTTGAGCACATCCAGCGGCGGCGATCCTGCGGGCAGTGCCGTGCCCGGGTTCATACCGGAGGGCATATTCTTGAACATGTTGAGCATACCCCCGCCAGCGGAAGGCGGAGGCGGAGGCGGCGGGGTCAGCATAGTACCGGCGGTCGCACCAGTGGCCACGCCAGTGGCCGCTCCAGTGGCTCCAGCAGCGGCGGGTGCCCCTTGGGCAGCCTGCATAGCCGTTGTCGACCCCCCACCCATAAGACTGCCAAGAGCTGCGCCCCCAAGGCCGCCTAGAAGGCCTGCCTGCAGGCCCTTGCCCAAGTCTCCGGTTTCAATTGCGGTTCCAAGCCCGGTGCCAATGGCCCCGGCAACAAGAGGGCTGGCCAAAAGACCAGTGCCAAGCAACCCGGCCCCTGCCGCGCCCGACCCGAGAAAGCTAAGGATGAGAGGTAGCATGACGCCTCCAAATGTATGTCAGGGCCCACTTTAACACGTAGTGCGCCGTTTGTAACTACTACCCGCACAGCCGGGCATTGGTCTCGTTGTGCGTGACCACGTCGACCAGCAGCGCCCGGTCATTGGCCAACAGCCAGTTCACGGTGCGCTGGCTGTCAAACACTATCGGCGCGGCTATGTCGCAGTAGCTGTCAGCGGCCGTCATTCCGCAGCCACCGAGAAGCGCGGTCAGCAAGACCGCTGTCGTCCAAGATTTCCACATCATCCTTGACCTCCTTGGCCTTGCCGATCTTGTCCAGCCGGGAGCGGTCAATCTTGCTGCGCTGCCGATCAATCCCGCGCTGCACCCCGGCCATGTAGATGCCAACGAGGCCAGCCACGAATGCCAGCGCAAGCAGCCCGTACAGTTGCAGCCGCCCCATCATCTGCGGCCCGCCGCCCACGCCCGCAGGCGTTCTTTCATGATCCACAGGGCCAGCAGAACGATCAGCACACAGCCGCCAATGGCGATCAACTGCGCGTGGCCCTCAAGTGTAGCAACCGCCCCGATCCCGCCACCGATCCCGCTGGCGATCTGCGCCACCGATGCCTGCACAGTCGTGCTCTGAGCGGCGCTGGTGCGCTCTGGCGCGGCAGGCTTGCGGGCCAGCCAGCGCGGCACGTCAAAGCCCGGGCAGGCCTTGGGGGCATAATGGTTGTGGCCGCTGATTTTCTTGACGCCGTAGGTGTCAGACAGGTCCGCCAGCAGTTCGCGCAGCGCCCTGTTTTGCTCGACCGTGTAGTGATCGCTGAATTTATCGCGTTCGCTTGAGCCGTGACCACCGAACAACGCCACGCCGATAGTCCCGGTGTTGTGGCCCTTGCAGTGCGCGCCGACTTGCTCAACCGGACGGCCCTTAGCAACGGTGCCGTCTCTATCTATGAGGTAGTGATAGCCAATATTTTTCCAGCCTCGGTCGCGGGTGTGCCACAATTTCACCTCGGCGACCTTTTCAGCGGTGGTCTTGCCCTGCCACCAATCGGGGCGGGTGGCTGTGCAGTGTACGATGATCTCGTCAACAGGTCTCATTTGTTCATCAACGCCATCTCTAGGTGCTTAATGGTTGTCTGGGCAGAGGCCAGCTGTGCCTTTAACTCTGCCATTTCAAGCAACAGTTTCTTGTTCTCAGCAGTGACTGCGTCCAGCTTCTCGGCAAGGCGGTCTACCTGCTCCCGGAGGGTGTCGTTAAACTCGCCGCGCTCTTGCTTATCGGCAAGACGTGCTTCATGCGCCTGCTTGGCCTTCAGTGCGAAAAGCTGCCACATGCCGCCAGCGCCAACGAGGGCAATAATAACCGGCATCAGCATATCAAAGTCGGGCATCGAATCGCATCCTTTCGAGCATTTGGCGATGTACCAAGTTGGCCAAGTACAGGCTCCATAACGCCATCATAACACAAGCAGAAACATGTGACACCTCATCCCACATGGTCATAGGCGTATGGCTCGGCATGTGCATCTTCATCTGCTCGGCGGTTCTGCTGTAGTAGACAAAGCCCTTCGGCACAGGTTCGTGCATGACGTAGAATGACAGCACGCAGCACGACAGAAAGAAGTCAACAAGCAACGCCCGCTTGAGCCACCAGCGTGTCAACCACACGGTCGCAATCAAAACTGCAGCGGAGCTACCCATCCATGCCCACAAGATTGAATCTGGCACCATGCCAGAAAACATGCCTGCGTAGGTGAATCCAACCATGGAAATGGCAATGTGTTGGGCTGGACCGTTCGCGCTTCGTATTGCGCGGTATGTGTCGTTAATTCCCGGCATGACCTCTCCTACGGTACGATCTTCAACGTGCCCGCGTCATTCCAGACGGAACCAGATTCAAGGCCAGTGGGTTCATACTGTTACACTCACCGATCCGACCTGACCAGTCCCGGAAACGCCACGCACATGAGGCTTGTTGGGTAATGCGACCTTCAGGAACCCGTCCTGCTGAAAAACGGCCCCCGGTTCAAGGTTGTAGTCATCCGTCTGCAGGGCCGTGAACACCGTAAAGGTGTTTCGTCCCTCGCCGGGGTTTTGCATCTGTTCCAGATACCCGGAAAACGAACGCACAACTTCGGCGAGGTAAGCCTGCTGGTAGTGTGCTGGCGGGACTGGAAAGAACGGGCGGACAAGGTTGCGGGCCATCAGCGCCTCCCGTCCGGCTTCATGTCGTACCGCAAGCTACCCAAGCGCCATGTCATACCTGTGTCCGCCGATTCCACGTAGACACTGAACTGCCGCCCACGCAGGCGCAGATTGACCTGCTCCGTGTCGGGGGTGACTGCATTGGTGACCGTTCGCAAGAAGCTTCCACCAGAGTAGTTTCGCACCCGGGTGGTCACATCAATCTCGGGCGTAGCCGCCGTCGAGTTTCGGAAGCTGACGTCAGGAATCATTCTGCTGACAAACGTGAATTGCTCCCCGTCACCCAAGTCCATGGGGCTCGACCGTATGTAAGCCGTAATGGCCGCGGCCGGGGAACTGCTGCCGTCATCGAAACCGATCTCGTGGTTATACAAATAGCCGTCCGTGCCTGCAGCGATGGGGTACGCTTCGATTCCGCGGTCAACCCAGCATGTCCGTGCCATGGTGCCGTAGTACCACGTCTGCTCCGTGTAGTTGTACACCACATACCGATCATTTTCAGAGCTGTCGGCCGATGGGTAGAACCACCAGACTTCGCTGTTCTCCGTGTTGAGGGCGGCGGTGATCTTCTCCATCTGGTTGGTGTTCATGTTATCGAACACGTAGTCTCGAACTGAACACGACACACGCTGGACTGCACCGTTATAGACGTAGAACTCCGTCTGCCCCATCCAATACACCTGATCACCCACCGGCACCGCGCAGAGAGGACCAGCGATGGTCGTGTTCTCCGAGATCATCTGGATGCCAAAGGTAAAGGGCGGTCCAAGGTACTGCATCGCGTAAAGTGAGACATCAGTAAACACGGCGATCTGCTGGCGCGTTTCAATCGCCGTCACAATCTCGGACCCGGAGCCAAGACGCAAGTCCCCGGCGGTGTTGGTCACCGCAGTTTCCCAATCGGTCAACGACTCTTGATCCGAGAACCGGATGAGCAGCGGGTCTTGCACCCCGGGGTTGGTCTGGCTGTCACACCCGAAGACGATGATGTGGCGGTCCCTGTCCGAAACCAAGACCTGCTTTGCAACGGTCGGAGTATAGTTGGCCCCCGGCAGAGAACTCAGCGCTACCCCCCGGGTTCCGGTGCCAGTGGTCTTGTCCCAGTAATAGATACCTTCGTCCCGCACGTTGAACAACAGGTCTTCACCGAAGTTGTCGTGGCTCCAGATGCGCAGTGTCTGGCCCGCCGTGGCCAGCGAGTAGGAACTGCCCCACGCGCCTCGGGACCACGGGCCCGCGCCCCAGCCCGTGCCGGTGATGGTCGAGTCAAGGCCTGTGTTCAACTGGTACGCGCCAACAACACTGGCCCCGCCGTTCCCGCTGTCACTCGTCGTTGCAAATACGGGGGTCGGATCAAGTTCCCCACCGATAGTGATTGACGGAATGCTGGCAACCTCGCGGGCCAGCACATAGTAGGTGTCCACGTCTCGAACATGCGTGACCTGATATTCTTGGTTCAGCACGTCGGCGGTGATCTGGTCGCCCAAGCCTGTCGCACCCGAAAAGGTTACGAAGTCGTTGTCCAGCGCACCATGGGCGGTGTCGCTGACAGTGATCGTGGCACAGGTTACGCTTGCGGAAGCCGAATGTGTCGCGGCTACTGTGCCGTAGGTCCCACGAACACAGCCCAGCAGATTGTTCCCAGACACGCTGGCATACGTGATGATCTCGTTGTCGATCTTGATGACCCCCGTTTCCGGAAAACCGGTCGAACTGGTCAGCGAAATCGTTGTCTGCGAAGCGGTGATGTCCGCAGACAGCGTGTTTGCAGCGGCGGAAAAAGTCACGTCTCCGGCAACTGTCGTAGCGCGGACGGGGGTGATGTCATAGTATCCACCGCCCTCGTTGATGTAGTATTTCAGGTGCGTGCCGACGCCCAAATAGCGTTCGCCCGCCAAGGCCACCCAAGGATGCAGCGCGCGGCAGGTGCCCAGAAAGGTGGTGGAGGACAGCTTCAGCCATCCTCCGATCTTTTCCGGAAACCCAAACCGAAAGCGCACCTTGTCGCAATCATACCACCCGCCCTCGTTGGAGTAGGACGTGACCTCCCGGTTTATCCCGGGGCGAAACTGCAATTTGGTCAGTGGCATCTGGATGACCTCGAAGTGGGGTTTACGTTGGCACCTTGCTTACCACGGCGTCCCGGTGGCGCTGACAGGGTTCTTCAGCGCGTCGATCTGTTCAGCCAGCCGTGCTTCTGTCTGCATTTTATCAACCTGACCCCAGACCCAGACGATTACCTCGTTCTCGGTTACCTGATCGTAAGGTGTGAAATCTGGTGCAGATGCGTCAGGGGCAAAACCGCAGGAGCCATAGGACCGCGCAGTGTAGTCACCATCAACAGCGATGCACTCCCAGTGCGCCACGGTGATGCCGCCAGTTGCCACTTCATGTTCGCAAGTGACGATGTTCCAGTTGTATGTGATAGCCATTATTCAGTGTCCTTTTGGGCTGCGGCCTCAAGTTCAGCGATCTTCGCCTTGGCCTGTTGCAGTTCGATCATCAGTTGCAGTCGTTCTGCTGCATAATGTGCGATAATGTCATTCGGGTTCATGTTATTTTCCTTATGTTACGATTTTCAGGGTGCCGCCGTCGTTCCAAACTTCACCTGTGATCAGACCTGCGGAGGATGTAGGCAAGCCAGTTATTCTGAGGGATATAGACCCACCATCAACGGCACGAACGATGAAGTCATCCGCTTCGAACACTGAAGTGTTGGGAAGCGTTGAGTGGGTCTCCCCGTAAAGCACCAGGTTCGCGCCGGTGGTGGTATTTGTCCCGCCAGTTAAAACGATGCCGCCAGAGGTGTTGTTCTTCTTGACCGAAGGAGTGCTGCCCTCAAGGATTTGATTACCAACGACATGCAATACTTCAGTGGGGTTTGTAGTGCCGATGCCTACGTTGCCATTTGATTTGATTCTCATCCGCTCATTGGCCAAACCTGCGGTCGAGAAACGGAGGCTTTCATCCGAGGTGTCGAAGACAATAGCACCGCGAGAAGAACCGACACCCTTCTCACCAAAGTAGATGTTTGCTGTTCCGTTAATGCCCGCACCAAGGGTCATGCCCACGTTGCCGTTGTTTTCTAGGAACAACTCATCTGCATCTGCATTTGGGCCAAAGGCTACGTCTCCGCTGGAGACATGAAGCAAGGCATCCACGCTTGTAGTGCCGATACCGACGTTCCCGCCGGAGACAACAGTCATGGCATTGGCTGTGGCAGCAGTAGACCATGTGTGTGCGTCCGATGAGAACTTGTAAATCTCAGTGGTGTCGCGGTTAAACTTCCACACCCCCTGATCGTTCAAGAGTACGTAGTCAGCGCCAGAGTCTCGGATAAAAGACAGCTTTGGGGTTTGAGTTCCCCCGTCGGACTCAAGCCGGATTCGTTCACCTGTGGCCGTCTGCACTTCAAGAGGTGCCGCAGGGGTTATGGTCCCGATGCCTACCCGGTTGTTCGCGCTGTCCACATGCAGAGTGTTGGTGTCTACGGTCAGATCGCCTGTAATGGTCCCCGAAGACGCGTTCAACGTTGTGAATGTCCCGGCCCCCGCAGAAGCCCCTCCAATGGTAACCCCGTCGATGGTGCCACCGTTGATGTCAGTGGTCGTCAGCACGGAAGAACCCAGTGTTACAACACCTGTGGAGTTCGCGATACTGCCTGCAGCCACCCCGTCCTTGGCCTTGAGGTTCGTGACCTCGACGCTGGTGGTGTCCACGGTCGTAGCGTTGACCGTGCCCGTGTTCAGCGTAGTGTTGCTGATCGTGGTGATGGTCGCGGCATCCAGCGCCAAGTCCTCCAAGACCGCAGACACCACAGCACCCGTGCCGCCGCCGTCAAACTTGACGATGGCGTCCTTGCCTGCAGCAAGTACGAAATCGTTTGCGGCGTTGTACGTGCCCTGAAACAGGATCAGGTTGCGCGAACCAGACAGGCTGTTACGCACGTAGATGATCTTCTCCGCGTCGTCGGGCGTCAGCTGTACATACGCATCCGCACCGAGGTCCGCGCCGTCCGCGAAGATCACCAGCCGGTTCCGGCCATTCGAAGCGGCTCCGTCGCTGATTGGGAGCGTGTTCGGAGAGCCCGAGGTGCCAGCAGAGGCCAGCGTTACCGTGATCTGACCGTCAAGCGCCGCGTCGATAAGCGAAAGGTTGGTGTTCGTGGTGTCGCCCCACGTGCTGGACTGTTCACCAGTCCCGATGAGTTCGATACCGTTGTTCGTCGTGTATGTGCTAGGCATGGGTTAAATCCTTATGCAGCGTTCGGGAGCCAGCCGGGGGCCTGCGTCGGCGCGGTCTCGCCCCAGCCAGCTGCTTGTTCAGGTTCAGTGAGAGTATACCCCGGAGACTGCGTTGCGGCAATCGCTGCCCACCCCGGGGTTTGTGCAGGGACAGTTTCGCCGTAGCCCGGTGTCTGATCGGGGACGATGTTGCCCCAGACAAGCGCAAATCCAACCTCGCCGGTAGCCTCCACGCCTGTGACGGAGACAACGGCGGGTGCATCAACGAGTACAGCGCCGACGGATGCGGCGGCAGACAACCCAGAAACCGGAGTAACCGCCTGTGCCGAAGCGACCGCAGTGCCTACAGCGCCTGTGCCTGCCACGCCAGTGACGGAGACGTCGATGTCTTGAGTGGCAAGTGCAACGCCAACCTCGCCGGTGGCCTCCACGCCAGTGACTGGGACGTTGGCGGCAGCATCGACAGCTACACTGCCGACAACACCGTTTGATGCCACGCCAGTGACACCAACGACAGCTTTCGCGTCAACGGATACAGAACCGGAAGCGCCTGCACCTGCTACACCCGTGACTGGGACGTTGGCAGCAGCATCGACAGCTACACTGCCAACCTGCCCAACGGTGACAACTCCAGTAACGCCGACAACGGCTTTCGCGTCAACGGATACAGAACCTACGGCCCCCGCAGCGCCTGCGTTGGTGACGGAACCGGTGTTCCAGCCGAGTTGACCCCACGTCCCTCGGCCCCAGCCGGTGAAAGGGACGACGGCGTCGGTCACGTCATGCGACCCTTACGATAGCGTTCGAAGCGTCAGCGGTCGGGAAAACGATGGTGAAGTCGCCTGCCGTGGACGTTTTGTCCGCGCCGAAGTCCAGTACGGCCACGGTCTCCGTGGTGCCGCTGCCACCACCGGTCGTGGTGTTGTAGATCAACGCGCCCCGCGCCGTGATCGTCGCGGTCGAGAACACAAGGTCCGCGAAGTCCGCGAAGGCCGTGGTGCCGCTGGTTGTCGGCGTGACATTGGTCAGCGTGCCGCCGCCAGCAGAGTACCCTGTGCCAGAAATCTCGTTCGTGGCCGTGTAGTCCGTGGTCGCAGCCGTGAACGACGCGTTGTTGTCGTACAGTGCGAGTTTGAACGTGTGGCCCGTGCTGGCCGTAAAGTCGTGCTTCGCCTGCAGAATCTCCTGCTTGAAGGAGGTGCAGAGAAAATTTCCGGTAAACGCCATTTTATAGCCTCCGTATCAAGTCAGCGAGGGCCGGATGGCCTGCGTCTGTCAGGGCATTGTATACCGTAGTTCGGTCACTCTGAACAGCCTCGCGCAAGTAGTGTATTAGCGCCGCTTCGATCTGGCCCTGAAAAGCCTTGGCCTGATCCCGAATGACCGGTGGTGCCGTCTCGGAGATACCGACGATCCTGCGGGCCGCGCGGGCCGCGATCTCTTCCGGCGTATTTCCCCGGCCGTTCGTGGTATGGACCTCGACCTGAATCATGTGCGCGGTGTCCTAAGTTGGCCGCCACGGAAGTCGGTGGTCGACTCAAGCCCCTCGCCGAAATTCTTCATCCGCGTCAGCGCCTCCACGAACCGGTCGTTATACAGGGCAAGCAGATCAGGCTCGCCTTTCATAAACGTGTACGCCTCGACCAGCGATCCGTAGAGCAGCGCCATTTCGGCATTCTGACTCAACCACGTCGTCCCACTGTCCGCACCGGAAGTCAGGCTGGCAGGACGATACAAGTAGTGCAGGTCCACCGTGTAAGACGCGTCCGGCACCGGAGCCACAAGGAAGTTATCGACATCGAACTGCGCAAAATACTTGGGTTGAGCCGTATCCGCAGTGTCAGGGTATGCCTCCTGCAAAAAGTCCAGCTGCTTGAAATCCAGAAAGACCTTGTCCCCAGAGACGGTCAAACTCAAAGACAGCGGGCTGAGAAAGTCTGCAGGAGCCGCGAGGTACTGATTGCCACTGGTCAAGGTGCCGCTGACGTTCTTTTGAAACAGGTTCAGCCGGATGTTCTTGAGGAGCCGTTCTTCCGCCAGTCGAATGAACACAGGCAGGCTGCTGACGAAGGTAGCCTCGTCATACTGGCAGTAGTCCTGAATGGCCTGTTTCAGTTCGCCGTAGGTGAAGCTCATGGGTTACGCCTTGCTGTACTTGCCGCCCCGGGTGGCCGCACCCATCCCGCGGCACATGCCGCCGGACTTCTTCTTGACGACGCCGCCGGACTTCTTCTTTTTGGCGAAGTCCTCGTAGTCCTGACCTTCCATCTGCGCCGCGCGGTTACCGCGCGCAACCGCTCCGGCCTCGTCAAAACGCTGCTTCAGATCGGCCGGTCGCGCCTTGGGACGCTTGGACTTCATAACACCGGGGCGGGCCTTGGGGCGCTTGGACTTCATCGGGGCCATTTTACTCTCCATCCGTGGTGGTGACTGTGACGGTTCCAACAGAACCTACCATATACTGGGCGGGGTTGCCTACTGGCTTCCACCCCCACAGCGCCCGGCTCTCCTGCAGAGAGGTATCGGGGCGGGGGTCCACAAGAGACTGTGGGTCGAACACCTTAACGCGACCAAGAAAATTCTGGGGGTGATCGGGATCGACGACATCCTTGCCGACGCGCATACCTGTCTTAACGCCGTCCTTGTACTCCCACACAAGTTCAGCAAGCGGGTACCGAAACCCCGTCTTATCGCAATATCCGTAAGCGTACTTTCCAGCGGCTCGGGCCATTAGAACGTCCCCATGTAAGGAACAAACCGAACCGAAGACCGGTCTTCGTCCTCCCCCGCAGCCAGCTCAAACTGTTGTTCGTATTCGGCTTTCAGCGCAGCGGCCCGGGATATAGCCTCCGGCTTCTTCATGGCGACGTGATACGCCAGTCCGGAAACCAGAGCTGGAATAAACCGAGGAGGCACCGCGGCCGAGGTCCCCACGCCCGAGGCCAAGCCGTCGATGCCTTTGAGGCGATAGTACAGCAGGGTGTACGCTGTGGTGGTGTCCGGGACCGGCCACAGCGTAATAGTGACATCACTGGCGTTGCGAGCGACGTAAATTTGTGTCGGACGCCCCGCGGTGTTCTTGTTGGTCTGCTGGGCGTAAGTAGAAACGCTGACACGCTCCAGTGATGTATCGACCTGATTGACCCCGCTACCGGTTCGCAGCTGATGTTCAATCAAATCAATGGTATCGGCCGGCATCGTGTACGACGCCGTACCCGCCGTTAGCACCTGTGTTCCGGAGTCGATAGTGAACAGGTTCAACCCGCGATTCTGCCACTCCAGCGTCAGAAGGTTGAGGCTCCTCCGGGCGGTCTTCACATCATACCCAGAGCGCATGGATAGACCTGCCCGTTCGTAGGCCTCTTCAAACAGCTCCGCGATGTCAGGCACAATCACAGCCATCAGGTCTTCTTCCTATGTCGGGCAGTCTTCTTCGCAACGGTCTTAGGTTGCTTGGAGAACTGCTTTCCCTTCTTTGTGTCCTCGCGTTTCTTGCGAGATGTTGCTGCGTATTCAGACGCAGACAAAGATTTGATCGCCTTTTCGGGCAGGTACCGTTCGCCTGTAGCCTTGGGGCCTTGCGTGGAGGGCTTACCAGACTTGGTGCGCCACTTCTGATTTGTCCACGCTTTCAGAGACTTCTGTGGGGCCTTCACGATTTGTACCCCCCGCCCTTGGCCTTGTACTGCTTGGCGAGCATTTGGGCCTTGCGCGCAGACCACTGCCCGGGCTTGCCCCCTTTGCCGCCTGCCTTGATGCTTTCAAACAAACTCTTGCGCATCCCGGGCTTCGTGTAGTTACCAGACTCGTTGACCCGACTTTCGGTTTTACCTCCAGTCTTCATAGACTTCGCGACCTTGTACCCAGACGCGTAAGCGGCACGGCCCTGCCGTTCAGCGGCGGCTTTGGTCTTGTAGACCTTGCCCTTGCTACCCCACTTGTAGCCTCCGGGTACTTTCGTAACCGGCATTACCGCATGGTCCCCTTGGTCTTTCCACGCTGACAGCAGCCGTCCCCACGGACGCGCCCTCCAGCTTTCATCGGTCGAGCTTTCCGCATAAGCGGGGCAGCGTCTTTGCGAGGGGTCCGGGCCTTAGCCGCGGCGGCGGCCTGCGCGACCGCCTGCTCCATAGCCTGCCTGCCAGCCTGTGGTACGGCAGCGTAATTACCCTCGGCGTCAGGCATCATGCCGCCAGCCTGCATCTTTTTGGTGCCCTTGCAGTTCATGCGATTTCCTTTCATCTGGCTGCCCATCTGGGCGCGCGAAATAGCCATCAGCACTTCCAGCGCTTGCGCGCCTGCCTCAGTCGGCTGTTTGGGTCCTTGGCGGCCTTGGGGAACTGCTTCATCTGCCCAGCGGAGCGTGCGCAGAACGACTTACGCCGCTTGGCCCGCTTGCCCGTTGGGTTGTCTTCGGTCACCGCGGTTTGCAGCTTGGACCCCGGGTTTTTCTTGCGGTACGCGGCAACGCCTTTTTTGGTCATGCCTGCGCCCTCGGAGGTCTTCCGGTAGTTTGCGCCTTTGCCCTTTGTGGTACGGGCGATAGGCTTGTCACGTTTCTTTTCAGCCATTGCTAATAAGAACCCCCTCGAATGTAGCGGATACCGCATTGATCTGGTTCTTGTTACAGCGGGCACGAACCTCAAGGTCGCTTTTCTCCGGAAGCCAAAGCGGGTAGGTGAACGGGAAAAGAAGCTCCCCACCAGTCACATCGACTTTAACAGAGGTCCTAAACACGCCACCGGGTTGACGAGTCATGAATCGTATCGTCATGTACGCCCCAGCAGTATCGGTTCCGTGAGTGGCCGTACCGCTGGAAAGGTAAAGAGTTTTACCAGCGGGAACAGTGTATACCGCCATCAGTGTCTGGTTTTCCCCGGCCGTTATCTGAGCATAGGTCGTGCCACCATTGGCGATGGTGATATTACCTGCGGGTGCCGTTGCACCCGAAACAAAGGCCCGAAAAACCCGCAGGAACGTCTGTGTGGTTGTCGCCGTTCCACTTGCGTTCAGGGTGACTTCTTCGTTCACCTCGACATAATCGGTATCAAGCCCGTAGACCCAAACCCTCACACCAGAATCGGTTGCGCCACTTGCCGAGGTAACAGTCATGGCGACAGCGGAACTCGGATAAGCATAAATGCCCCCACCATCCCATATGGTCTCTTCGACATTGATGATGTTGGGATTGTAACCGTACTTGAACAACGTGTTGTGCAGATAAATCTGCCCACGCGAGACTTGAAGCTCGAACGGCTCAGATGTGCCAATCCGTGTGATAGAGCTTATCTGGGCCATCCGAACCTCGTTTAGTTGTAAAACACCGTCATCGCAGTGATGTTTGTGAACGCAGAGACGTAGATGTCGCTAACGCGCAGTCCATCCGCCGGTATGTTAACCGAATGCGAATCCGACGCCAGAAAATCCAAGTCCAGAACCGTAGCACCGCCGCTGCCATCAGTAATGGTCAACCGAGGAGTGCCTGTTGTGGTCAAGACCTGAATCTGCCGAATACGAGCGGGGCCAACGGCTACAGAACCGGTGCCCGTTACCCGCTTCGACTGTACGTCAGAGCTTGCCATAAGTCAGTCGCCCTTCTTCGCCGCGGTTTTCTTGGTGCTCTTAGGAGCCGCAGACTTCGCCGCCCCCTTGTTAAGAACTTTGCTATTTAAAGTGCCCATGCTTCACCTTACGATACGGTAGCAGAGAACGGGGTGGCTTCGGTGCCGGTGGCGGCACCAACAACACGAACCGACCACAGGTTCGCGGCCACGTCCTGAAGCTCGACGGTGGCACCCTTGATGCCGCCAGTTGTCGAACCGTTGAAAGTGATCGTGTCGCTGTCGGCGGCAGTCTCGAAAATTGAAGCCGAGGCGTCACTGTCGTTCGCCACGATGGCGGCACCGGCCATGATGTCGGTCGCGTCGGCCACCTTGATGGTCGTGCTGTTCGACGTGATGGTGGTGGCGACAAAGAACTTGTAGCTGTTGCCGGTGCCGGTAGCCGCCGGAAGGGTCACGGCGATGCCTGCAGCGCGGTCCAGAACGACGGTGCGGCCTGCGTGCGCGGCCGAGGTTGCCGTCAGCGTGGCGGCAGTTGCGGAAACCAGCGAGTCTGCACCAGAGATAAAACCAGCGGTCGATACAACCGGGCCGGAGAAAGTCGAAGTACCCATGTGAATCTCCTGTCGTGGGTCAAGTCAGCCGTACCTCACGGCTGTCAGGGATACAGATAACCTACAGGAGTTTCGTGCAAAAAGAAAGGGGCCGCCGAAGCGGCCCCAGTTTGGACGATAGTCCTGTCAAACAGGGAGGAGTTTAACAAGCCTAACCTACCAAACTTTCATGCTCACGTCACGCCTTATGCAGCGCCCGGCGAACCATAGATGCCCAGCGGGTCCGAGACGCCGAAGCTATAACGCTCACGGGCCTTGTAGCGGACGTTGCCGGTGTCGAAGTCGCCGTCCATCGACGTTGCCATCGGCGTACGCACGAAGTGCTTCATACCGTTGGGGATGTCGGTGGTCAGGAACCAAGCATCGTTGTCGGTCAGGTAGTGGTTCACACGGTACCCTTCCGGAATCGACCCGTTCGACTTCAGAGCGTTCAGATCGTTGTCGGCGGTGCCAACACGAAGCTCGGTCTGCAGCAAACGAGTTGCAACGAACATCAGCGCCGGAGGAACAATCAGCTTACGCGGACGTGCCGCGATCAGCAGGCCACGCTCGTCAGTGTACGCAGCGATGTCGATCACTGCCTGTTCGAGCGAGGTTTCGTTCAGGTCCGAAGCTACCGTCGGGCGGTTCGAGTTGTTCGAACCGGTGACCGTCGGGTGGGAGGTCGAGAACAGGGTAACGCCGTCGCCCGAGTTGAACGAGGTGAAACCGGTGTTCAGCAGCGAAGCTGCCTTGACCTGCTTGGTGTACGCCATGGCACGTGCAAGCGCCTTGGTGTAGCGGGCCGAGAGCGAATCGTACAGGTTGTCTTCCATCGCCTCTTCGGTGATGGAGAAACCCATAGCGACGGTCTCGTGGGTGTAACGAGCAGTGAACGCTTCCTGCGCGTTGTCGTAGGAGATCGCCTCACCTTCAGCCTTGGTCGGTGCAGCACCGAAGCCCGAAAGTTTGACTTCTTCTTCGAACGAACGCTCGGAGTTTTCAGTCTCGTAAATCTCAGCGTGCTCGCCTTCATAGGAGTCATACTCCATGCCGAAGAGCGCGTTGAGGCCGGGAAGCAGCTCTTTAAGGAGCTGGGCGCGTGAAATAGCCATCAGTCAGACTCCTTATGCTACGCCAAGACCGGCAGTATACGCATGCGACGACGGGTTGAACTTGACCAGTACGTCGGTGTACGCGTCACCGGCAGTCGATGTGGTGCTTTCCACAAAATCCACGACCTTGAAGGCAATGGTTGCAGTGGTTGCACCGGTTGCAACGTCAAGCGAAATGCCCGACACGCCGGTCGCCGTGGAACCTGCGGTCTGGTTGACCCCATAGTTCGAGTGGAGGCCAGCCTGCGCGATCGACGCATCCGCTTGGATCATGAACAACGTGTCCGGATCGTCCACGACATACGCGACAGCGTCAGAAGCGACAGCGCCCGACGGCCAGTAGTTTTGGGTACGGAGACCCGAGACGGCGTCGGTGTAGGCGCAGCCCACAAAAACGCCCACTGTACCAGCGGGGAAGGCGTCGGCATTGGTGCCGACATTGGTCACCTTCGT